GACAGCTATTTATACCGGCAAACGATGTTCGGCGCACATCCTGCCCTATGATGTCTTTAACGGTTCTACTAAATGCCCTTAGAGAGGACTCGTCACCCATAAAGTTCCCTATATGTATATTTACCGCACCGAACGACTTACCCACACCGGCAAATTGCTCTCCGCCATGTGCCATAATGGGAACAGGCTTTCCAATGGGGCCAGGGATTACACCGCCGTATTGTGCTGAGGGTACATTTTGCCACTGGGGAGGGGCTTCGGGAATGCCTGGAACCTCAACAGGTTTTAATAAATTCGTTAGAGCTGCAATACCCACTGCCGCCGCTCCTATCGACAAACCTATTATAGCCCAACCTGCCGGCCCCATAGAGGCCAGCATTGCAATAAAAGCAGTCATAGTTCGGACTATTGCTGGAATCAATGTTTTGGTTAATACACCAGATACCAGTAAGATACCAGCTTTTATCTGGGGGAGAAACCCTATGAGCAAAAGTAAGGGGCCTCCTGTTACAGTAAGCGCTGTTAAAACCCCAAGAGTAGCCGATAATGTCTTCACTAGAGTTGGATTTTCTTTTGCCCATTCAACAACTTTGGATACGACCTCAGTAATGTTAGTAATGATGTCGGTGAGAATAGGCATCAATTCCTCGGCAAAGGTTCCTATCAAAGAAGCCGATGATGCCTTGAGAGTAGTAATGGAATCATTAAACGCCTCACAACCTTCGGTGGCTTCTTTGCTGTATATTACGGCAAACTTTTGTGCCTCATCAGCCATTTTCTTAATACCCTCAGCCCCAGTATCAAGCATTGGCAAGAGTTCTTTGCCCGCTCTACCCAGAAGCATTTGGGCTGCGGCATTCCTCACCGTAACATCTTCCATTTCAGCCAAAGCCGTAACAACTGCAAAAAACTGCTCTTCGGGCGAGAGCTTCATTAAATCTTCAACGTTTAAGCTAAGTCTATCGAATTCTCGCGTATAAGTTGCTAAACCGTCTGATGCCTGGACAATGTTTTTCTGTAAGGCTAAAGCCCCCTTACCTACAGTTGCAAGGCTTGAACCCGATAAGTCTGCCATGTGCTTCAGTATAGATAAGCTTTCGGTGCTAATAGCTGTAGCTTTAGACATTTTGCCAATTTGGTCACCAGCGTCAGCATAACTTGTAACCATTTTGCCAAGTGTTACCGCTAAAGCTACCCCCATAGCGGTAATAGCCAAACCTGCTTTCTTGAAGTTGGCACTCATGTTTTTAGTGGATTTCTCTATATCATTAAAAGCAGCTTTTGTTTTATCTTCAGCTTTTATGGTTAATTTGGCATCCCCAATATCAATCGCCATATCTATTCCTCCAAGATACTACCGCCAAAGGCAGCATTTAACAACTGCACAGCAGCAAACATCTGCCCTGGGGTCTGCCCCACGTGTTCCTTTCTGGGCATGAAATCATCAGGGACGAAGGGCTGTCTCTTTCTTTTAGGGTCACGAGAGGTATTAGCTAATACTGCACAAACTAGAGCAGTCCTGTAGTTTAGCCATTCCTGATTGCTTTCGTGTCTCTCAGCGAGTGCATTAAATTCCTTTAATGTCAGCCCCCAGAAGTCATCCTCTATTAGATTAAGGTCATATCGCCCCATGGCCCATAAGTCTAGCCAGGTGGGGACTTCTCTACTAAAGGGCGTTCACCCGTCTTTGCTACTGGGAGTCCTTGCTCTAGACACCTTGATACTGCATCCATCACTGTCGCTAGATTACTAATATCAATCATGCAAAGGACATCATCATATGTTAATTCCCGGTCCTCATGTATTAGGCAAGCAAACACCAAGGCCACCGTTTCCTCTAATGAAAATTCACCAGGGTTGAATTCCTTCAAAAGGTTTATGCCTGTGATTTTCTGAAACTCTACCATCCCCTTTACTGCCAAGCGTAAGTGACGCTCTTTATCGAGTTTTATCGTAACTAGTTTATCTAACATCTTTTCTCCTTTCCAAAGGGAGGGGGTTTATTGCCCCCTCCCTTGTTCTAACTAAAGCCCATCGAAAACGGTGATTGTATATGTCTTCCAACTCTTACCCGTTGTTTTGGTAATTACCGTGACATCTACCAAGTCATTAGGAAGAGTGTCTATTGAGCTTGATGCCACACCGGAGGCCACTATGCTTCCATTGACCTCAATTGTAGTCGCTGCTGCACAAGTAGGTGTGACGGTAAAAGTGTTCTCAGCAGTACCATTCCAAGTGTAGACATAAGTCGCACCAGCAAAAACAGGAGTCAGTGCTATAATGAAAAAGCGGTAACATAAGCGTTGCCTGTCCATGTTGATGTACTTATTGATGTGGGGAATGTGATTATAAATGCTTTGACAGTTCGAGAAAGCATGTCTGCCAACATCCCGGCCTGACCTGTGTCACTGGGGGTAAACCAGCCTTCAATTTCAACATCGCCTGGGTCTAACAACCCTGGCAATACTGTCTTGAATTCGTTGGTTGCCCCAAGATTAGTCGAGTCCTGCTTAGCGATAGTGATATTTACCGGCCCTATCCTAGTTAATTCACCAACAGGGTCTCCGTCCCATGTAAAAGTTGTTCCGTAGCCAATTTGTGGTCCTGCCATAATAAACCTCCTGTATTACTGTTTAATAGCCTTAAAATCGATTCTGTGCGTTCTCATCCCTATATTAAAGGTTGTCTTGGATAGTTATTGAATAGAAAGTTAGCACTCTGAAAAAGTTGGGTATTTCAACGTCTACCAAGTCTTGACCTTGAACCTCCTCCCTTGCTTTTGTTATATAGTATGTCGTTCCGCCTATAACGACAGGTGCGTTTCCCAATCCCTGTAAGGCATCAAACAAAGCCCGGTAAACTTCACGGGCATCAATGGAATTATCTGCCCAGCAATCAAACTGAACGCTCGGAGAGGCTATATGAACTACATTATAGTCAGCGGTTCCCCCACGGGTAAAATAACTTACCGCCGGTAAGGTCGCATTTTCTGGTAGACGAGGGCAATATATCCTTGAACCTACTAACGCTATCAATGGATTAGTAAAAGCGTGTGCTGTTGTAAGATATTGCCGAATTAGCCTGTCGGTATCAACTAAGCTCATTTTAGTTCTGCCTTTATCATTTGGGGTAGTTTATGTATATTCTTATCTAGCGCTGGCTTGAAGTATGGAGTTGCCTTACGACCTCTAACGGCTTTTGCGAATATCAACTCGCCACCCTTTCCTTCCCAAACTAGCATCTTTGCAGTTTTAGGAGTAATCATTACCCCTCTCTTCCCATAAATACCAGTTCCGACTTCTAGCCATCCACCATAGCCTGAAGTCGAATAGACAGCGCCTTCTAGTTTCCCCTTTGCAACTGGTTTTCCTGGACCAACCTCAAACTTGATTGAGCGTCTATTATGTCCTGTTATATGTGGACTAAACCTAATAGCATCATTGGCAATAGCTACCACGACATTTTTAATAGACTTTTCGATAGCCCAATTGACTTTATTCTTTACTTCTTTAATTTTTAGGTTCATTACAAAGTCACTTTTTATTTTCATCGGCTTATCCTCAACCAGACCTGTTTGTGGTGTGAAGCTGTGCTGTCTTTGTAATCTTGCACCAACAACACTTCATAAGTCAGTGCGCCCATTACCACCCTGTCTTGCTCAGTGATATCGACATCGTCTAGAAAGAGCTTGTAATCAGCTATAACTAGTTCTGCGCCGACCTTGATTTCTCTACCCGTTGAAGCTACTAGCCGACAAGCTTCATCTGTTAAATGAGCAGCCCATGTCAAAGTAGGATTGCCATAATCATCGGCTGCACCCTCTGTATAACGCTGGACAGTGCAAGTATCAATTAGTAGTGATGTATAACTCACTCTTCCTCTCCCGTTAAGTCCATCTCGGCCCATTCAAAGGCGGGTGTTTCTTCGTACACTTTGCGATATTGCTTAGCTAAAGTCAGCTTCTTATTAACAGCTCCCCTCACGAACATATAATCGCCTATTTTTTCACTATCAAAGTTAGAAGTCTCAGTGGCCGCCCATGCTTCTAGTGCCATAGCGGCAGCGAGGTATATCGAATCATTAGCCATAGTTAAGAAGGTATCAATCTCGGTATCGGTAAAGTGACAATTCACGGTATCAACATCATAGATTAGTAATCGTACTTTCCCTCTGTCCGTAGTTATGTTATAAGTACAAACCATCTTATTGCCTCACTTTCTGGGGGTTTAGATAGACCATTGTTTCCTGTAGATACGTCCTTTCTCTATTACCTGGTAACTGGCAGACAATATACGAATAGTGCTTACCTTCTAGGGTAGTCTTACCCTTCGCAACCAGCACCGTTACTTCATTATTGCTTGCTCCACCAATATCGCAAACGCACTCACATATCTTTTTGCCATCAGCCCCATAGGTAATGCAGACTGCGCTAGATACTGCTAGGGGGCTTTCGCCCTCAGTTACAATAATACCAATAGGAATTGTATCACCCGTAAAGTATTTCTCGCTCATTTATATTTCTCCGCAAAGGTTATCGCATCTAGTATGGGTGTAAAGTTTAGATTATCCTCACTCTCGATAAAGCTCATTGTGTCTGCAATAGGTGTAAATGATATTCTGTCTGGCTTTTTAAGAAAGGCTAGTAAGTCCGGTATTCTAAGGAACCTGAATAGAGCTTTAATCGGCTCCCATCCCCACTTAAACCCACTACCATATTTTATCGTTCCGTACTTCGGCATTATGTATATTTCCTTATCGCCTTTATTCCTACCCCGGTCTTTACCCTTATGGTTGAAGCGTTAGGGTCATCAGTAGCAACAAGCTCTATCCCATAAGTTATACCACCCTTTCTTATCCTGAGTGAGTTCGAGCCCACGTCACACAAGGCTAGCTCACCCACTCCCTGCACTTTTAGGCCGTGATAGTAACCTGCCGATGGAGTATAAGTAACCCTAATCTCCACCTTGGCGCAGCGCATGATATTGGCCTTGGCGGCTTTATTGTACTCTATTTTAACCCAAAAGGTTGATAACTTCGCCCATGTACTAACAGCAGGCCAGCCAGTAATGTCGTCATAGGTTGTCCATCCAGGAGATGAACTAGGAGTTTGAAGGACAAAAGCAACGTTAACGAGGTATATCTGGTCGTTACCGTCTCCATATGCATAAGCACGAATCTCAACTTTGGTAATTGTGCCTAAGTCCGTTCCAGGACAGGTGTTGCCATCAAGCGTTTCCCATGTCCCGTCTGAAGACGTAGAAGCATAATTGGTAAGGATGTTATCAATAAAGTAGTCGGGGTCTAACCAATTAGCTGTTGACCTTGAGTTAAAGTAATAAGTAACCTCAGCCATGCTTCACCGCCTCAAAGGTAAAACTACACTCAACAGGCGGATAGACTCCCTTCTCAGCATCTTTAGCTTCAGGATAGCTAAGACAGTTCTTATTGAACCACTCGACTTGTTCTCTGGTAATGGGCTTGCCCTTGCTATCCTTAGCCTTTTTAATGTTCTCAAGCCCTATCTGGTAAATTAGGCAATGCCCATAAAGTTTCCCTGTAGATAAGGGAGAGTAGAACTTGCAGTAATTCTCTCCCTTATCAATACATGGATTCTCTACCATCACCGGATACTGGCAGCACTTACCACAGCCAATGCAGCTTCCTTTGCGTTCTAGTGTCATAAGTCAGTCCTTAGCCAAACTTGCCCATTTACAGGTGAGCCCGGGTCGGAAGTCCTGTTCTCAACTGCAAGCTGCAGAGCTTGCTTAGTATTGAACTGCACGGAGCCATCGGGATTCTGAAGCTCGTTTAGCTTTACATTGTCCTTGACTGAAGCAATGGGGTCGTATTCAATGGTTTCTCTGGCCATTTAACTCCCCTTATTCAGCGACAGTATCTTGCTCGGCCTCAATGTTGCCAGCAGCATTGATGTGGATACCATAGACCTTCTTCTCACCGGTCTCTGGCTCACTACCGATTAGCACTCGGTCTCCATCAGCAAGGCCAAGGACGGCTGTCTGAATCTCGGCACCAGTTTGGTCGGCCGTGGACCCATCTTCGGGGGTAGTGGTCCAACCAAGAACTGTTTTCAAGTTGGCCTCATCTTGGTCTATTGTCGCATTTTCAGCGATACCAGTAAGCTTCGATTGCTCGGTTCCTGACATTTTCTTGTAGGTGGAACCATCCGGAATGTCATCTAGGTCTGTAGGGATAATGTACTCAACTGTTTCTCTTGCCATTTCAAACCTCCTTCTATGGTTCTGGCTCAGATTCGTATATTATGATAGGTCGATATTTAGCGTCTGTCTTTCTACCGTATATCTCATACACCTTATGAAAGCCGCTAGGTGGTATTGACTTGATTGCTAGCTGCTTCACAATATAGTCAAGGGAAGTCCGTACCTCGCTCATGTCAATACCGAGCTTAGCTTCTATCTTTTTTATAGCTTCCTTCAGGACGTTATGATGCTCAGCTAGAATATCATCAACCGCATTCTCGACCTCGTAAAGCTCTATATCTGTATCAAGCTCCTGTGGGAACTTTGACATCGTTCACTCCTCAATGAATATGATACCTGAAATGAACCGTACAGGTATCGGCTACCGCCGTCTCTGTTTTCATTCTGTAATAGATTAACTGTCCTACTGGGAAGGGATGTGCCCAGAACCTATCCTGTATATGAGCTGCCTGAAACTTGCCGGCACCAGCAAAGCGCATTGTGGTAATCAGGTTCCTAGCAGCCCCCCACGCAATCTCTATCATGTAAATAGCAGCATTATCGCTGATTGTCTCAACCAACATAGCCGAAATATGCCCCGGGGTAGTGGCAAAGGCAGCCGATAGTTTAGTAGCTCCACTATCTTGTATCTCCGCCCATGCACTCCAAGTATTAGCGTTAGCATGAGCTGTGAAGGTACAAGTTAAATTAGTATCTGAAGGGAATATGATAGTTGTGTGTTGAGTAGCATCGTCAATTTGTCTTAATCTTCCCACTTTATCTATCATGACTGGAACCACATTACTTCTTTTTCAAATATATGGTTACCATCCTCTAAAGTTAACACTCTGTTACCCCATATCCGATAGCGCCAAAAAGCACCTTTATTCCAATTGCCTGTCGCCCCATTGTTAACACCAATATATAAATTTGCAGCACATGGTTCAGGGTCAATCAGCGTATCACTGGGTGTATCTAATGCCACAAATGTTCCATCAATAGTTCCTCGGTAGAATTGACCGCTTGTCCCTGACCGTGTTAGAAGTAGGAAATACCAAGTGTTGAATGCCCAACCCGCCGAGTAGAAACCTGTCCGTGTGGTAGCTCCCGCCGCATGGTGATGACGCATGGTTATAAGACCATTAGTATAGGAGTATAACTCCCATCCATTCGCATTCAGCACAAATCGGCTTAGTAAATCCTGAGACATACTCGCACCACCACTTCCCAGATATATCCAACCTGCTATACTGTACTCGTTTGAGGTGAAGTCTAAATTAGCTGTATCTGCCGCAGGAGACCATAAATAATCGGCAACCCCATCAAGGGTAAGACACCCTAAATATGAATCAAGTGTTGTCCACACTCCTGAAGAATCCACTATTGTAACAAGGGGTTTAGTTCGGGCTATACTATGCGTAACAGTCCCCACACCTTCCCGTATTGGAAGGTCAAGCCTAATGTTGCGATTTATCGCTAAAGCATCATAATGCACACTCATTACGGAGCCTCCTCGTAAAATACTTCCCAGTCATAAGCACGATGCGTCCCTACCGCAGTGTTTTGAATCGTTATCGCAACCCCATACCTATTGGGTTCTAAATCTACGCTAATTAACTCAGGGCTAACAACCCCCGCATAGGTCACCGTATCCTGCAGAACAAGACCTCCAGTTGGGTTTATCTGATAGTAAGTTCTTAAAACCACCGTCTCTGTGGCTGTCTGATTGGTCATGTCTATCTTGAAACACACAGGTCTAAATACGCCTGCTGGGGCGATATTTACATAGACATCCTGCTCTGTACCGTCAGTTGTGATTTGTCCAGATGTTTCAGTAAGAATAGCCTCGGAGTCGGTGACTTCCCTGATAGCACCACTATCTTCAAGTATGGCATCACAGAGGGCATCAATGATTACTATGAGGGCTAATAATGCTGTATCATCGTAAGGATTGTGTATCATTGCCACTCTCCTTCGCTTATAGCAAGTGACCCATCCTCTTGCTCATTACAGATGGCGTAAAAGGCACCTAAAAATAGATTCTGGGTATCCATAAAATAAGAGCCGTTTTGAATCAATTTTATACCTTCCCCAACTGCGGCAGGGTCACTTCTTGAAAGATAGACAACCGTAGCTAGGTCGTTGGTAATCTCTATATCAACCCTTTGTGGATTTGCCGCAACAACTATAGCTGAAACACCACCTACCCCAGCAGCGAAATCATTAGTCCTTACTATTGGATGTATTCTTGGGTCTGGCATTTAACCCTCCTCGTCTCTATAGTATGCAAACCATACTCCGTCTGTCTGTGGCTCAACAAAGTAAATCTCATTGCCAATAAAAACTGAGTTTAAGGCATGCATCTTTTTAGTATCTAGTTGCACGTTTATTGCATAACCGTCTTCTGCTGCCGCCTTTTGTAAAGCTATGGCATAATCATCACAATCCTGGAAGTTAGGGTCTCTCCATACATTCGGGGAAGGCCCACCGTCAAGGTCTATCTCGACTACACCGCTATCGGACCATCGGAAAATCAACTTAACGCCGTCTGTCTGGTCATCAGCCAGCCAAGCCTCAAGTTCTTCTAGTGAGGCAAACTCCCTTAAACCCGTAGGCGTTTCAACTATAACCTCTACTTCTTTTACTACCTCCACAGGCACATCCTTGTAGTGGTTTACAGTCTTAATAGTTTCCACTTCTACATACTTAACCTGTGGAACAAAGGTCTCTTGGCCAAAGTAGGTGCCAAAGCAGAAGCCCATCGTTATACAGAGAATAGGAAAAAGACTTACCAGTATTTTGTTGAGCATTATCATTCCTCAAGAATAGAGCATTTCGTTACCAACAACGCCCCTAGTGCTATTATCTTGTTGTCTAGCTGAGTTTTTGCTTCTTCCGGTATCGGCACGGATATTTTCTCACCATCGGCAAAGTTGATTAAGCCCCTTAACTCACCGGCATCAATCTGTTCCTTAATATCCATGGCCATTCTCAGGTCCCTAGTTATGATGTCCAGTTCGTCTAATTCTTCTCTTGTCATTGTCATAAATCCTCCTTAAAAGTGTGTTTCGACTCCATCCATTCTAGCGGCGAATTGCGTTGGATTAGTCGCATCGCCAGTTACAGTTATTATCAGAGCATCGTTGGCGTCATCAGCGGTTACGGTAACAGTCCAATCGGCGCTTTCATCCTGAACTTCTACGACAGTAGCGCTCAACAACGTGGTGTTTCCCGCGGCGTCCCGCTTGATACAGCCATCTGCTACGGTCCACATAGCTACATGGCCTGCTACATTATCCCTAGCTGTTATTATCATTGTGAAGGCTAGGACTGAGGAAGCCCGGACATCAAAGCGTTGATTAGCTTGCCCACCACAGAACATCTCGATCGGAGTAGCATCGACTGTTGCCTTTTCCCACCTACCTTGAACTACGTTGTTTTCCTGGTCAGAATCACCGCCATTAATGTTAATAGAAGTTTCGGCAGTTCGTTCAGTTTCTGAGCGATAACCAAATGCTATCGAGTATAATTTGCCATTATTTTTAACCGCGTTTCCAACACCAACCCCATAATTATATACTTCAGCCCCAGCTCCAACTCCCACACTAAAAGTATATCCACGAGAATAATAACCTACAGACACACCCTGAGTATACGCAAAGGCATAATAGCCTATACCTGTTCCATTGGCATAAGCTTTAGACCTTGCGCCGATATGTATATTGAATTTCTTATCATCATTTTCCCCAGTCCCATTCTCTCCACTTGTCCAGTTAGTTCCATCAAAGATAAACTCTTTAACGGCTCCCGCATGGATTTCATCCAAAACATTAGCAGCTTGCTTCACCTGTAGCCAATGAGTATCATTTTGATTCCCATTATGTCTGATAACAAACCTGTCTCCCGCAGTTGCACTCGCAGTGTCAAGGGTGATTATCCTATTAGCTCCACCCTCGTCAAGGTACTGGTATATTTCGTCAGTGTCGGGGGTCAGGGTCTTATCACCTGCCAGAGTCTCTACATTGATACCATAGAGACCACCTGCACCACCTATCCCAGTTAACTGTGAGCCGTCAATTACTGGTAAGCCTACAGCATCGGCTTCTACGATGTCACCATCCGCTACACCTGTGTCATATCTATATAATTTTTGATTGACTCCGTTTAATGTTACATCCATAATCCACCCCCTATATCAACCTGTGTATAGTCTGGCATCCCCAGGTGTCTCCACCTACGTTAGCACTTAAAGCTATTACTATATCGTCAGCAGCAGCGAAATCATAACCCTTACCAAACTCAATGACCACATCGTTAATCGAAGTTGTGCCTAAGTCCCGGCTGTAGAGAACAGTGTCATAAGCCGCCCCTGCATCAATATCAGTCGTAATTGTTAGGGTCTCAGCAGCAGCCAGGGGGGCACCAGTCGAGACATTAAACCGCACCTGAACTAACTGAAAGGCAGCACCTGGTGAGAGTGTAGCTATTGCCACTCCTACCCCTGTGGTATTTGTGGTCACTGGAACATTCCGTATAAAGCCAATATCAGTTTCCGTGCCTTGCACGGCTGTTTCTATATCCGTATTGATTAACTCAATAGCAGCAAGGTCAACAATCGCAGCATTCAAATCGGCGGTCAATCTTCTAAGTTTAGCCGATAAAGTACCAGCAGCTCCTGCTACTACAACGGCATCAGCTATTGCGCCCTGCGTTACATCAGCACCATCCGCTATTGTGGTCGGCCAACCAGCCGCAATGGCGACAAGAATAGCCTGAAGTGCTACCAGCGCTTCGTCCGAATTAACATCTTCCACACCAATACGGTATGACCCATCAGGATTAACCACCAGTCCTATGTTGGGGTTTATATTCCTGAGTATTTCTGTTATTGTTAGAGTCATGTTGTCCTCCTGTGTCTAGCCGGGGCAAGGAGGAAAGGAGCCAAAACCCCTCGCCCCGGCTAGCCATTGAACTAGCCTTTCGACTAGCCTTTCTAAAGCGTTGAACCTCCCATGTAAGTTGCTCTCCAGTCTAACCTTGTTACACCGAAGCAGAGCCTCACACGGTAGAAGATGTTGTCAGTGGCAAAGTCGCCACTCATCGGGTTGATTGCTCCACCACCTACTGTTACCTTATCGCTGGCCTTCATGCAGATTTCAGGTCTTTCATGCCCGCTAAGATGCGCAGCTTCAAGAGCCGCTATATCCTTCGGGTCAGCGAATAGATACCACTGGGTAGCAAGGTCGGCGCCGCCGTATATTGCCAGGTACGGGTCAACAATTAACTGAAGCCCCACCTGACTAATCACGTTGGCTGTCGGGTAGGCTACAGGGACACCAACTGCACCTTCCGTCCACTGTTTCACAGTAGAAGTAAGGATTTGCCGTGCGGTCATCTCCAGTCCCGGGGGTACAACGAGGTATTTAGGCCGGTTCATTATCGGCTCATTGTTGGCATCCTGGAAGGATGTCATAGCCTCTACACCCGTTTCGAGGTTACCTACGGTTAGAGCACCAGCACCGACGTTCCGAGCCGCCACATATAGGACGGCATTTCGGGCATAGGCATTGGTGACTAGTCGGTGTTCAGTCCTGACAGCAGCCCGGGCGAACCTTTCCGGTGTATCCTTGAGAGCGCCGAGGTCATCGTTAATCATGGTCTCCCAAGATATGTCAAACTGTCGTCCGTATTTCTTGACTGCCAGTGAATACCTTGCCTCATCTCTTTCGCTGGCCAGGTACTCACCTTTCTCAGCTACCTCGTCAAGGTACTGGTCTCCACCGGTGATGGCAAACCTGTAAGCGGTCTTGAAGTCGTTGACGGTAGACATCTTGGTAAATGGCTTCCAAGCAGGTTCTACCGCCTTGTAGGAAGCTAAGACCTGTCTATCAAGGACATCACCGAACAGGTAAGGGAAGTCAGATGTAGTTAGTGCTTCCCTGAGTAGGTATTCTCGTCTATGAGGTGGAAGGCCGCGGGCATTACTGAGCAGGTCGATGGTCTCCTTTAGTTTCTGCTCATACCCCTCGCCTTTATTAACTTCATTGAGGACGGAATACCCGTTCCAATCCTCCATCAGTTTCATTAGTTCCATTTCAAGAACCTCCGTTGTTTATTTTTTAGATCGTAATGAACTTATCTAAAGCCATTACGATACCGGGCGAAACCTCCAAAGTTTCAGGTAACGTCACCTTATCGAAGACAATCTCAACTTCCTGTTTCATTAGCTCGCCATGTTCTGCTATGAATTTATCGTAATCAGGGTTAGGCATGAGGATAGCATTGCCATCCTCATCATTTATCAGGTTGCCTTCCCCGTCCTTTTTGTGTATAAACTCTTGCATATCATAGCCCTTAGGTGATTTCTCACCATAAGTCTTGAACAGTCCCTCTCGAACGCTTTGGATTATGATTAACTGTGAGGTTAGCTTCTGGGCTATCTGTGCCAGCCCATAGCTAGCCCTTAATGGCAGCTTCTCCTCCATCAGCTTCTTCAAGGG